ATGTCTTTTAATTTCATTTGATCCACCTCCGTGTTATGAGGTCGATCGATACTCCCGCTAAAGCGGTAAATCCCAAAACGATACTTTCAGTTGTACCAACTGCTATTCCTGCGCCCGCAAGCGATGCGCCAAGCATAGTACCACATCTAGTGATAATCGGTTTTAGAATTTGTTTGATTAGTAGTAATTGCAATTTTTACTCCTTCTTTTATAGAAGGGTCAAAACGCTCAATGGCCGATAATATATATTATGATACCATTATGAGACTCGTTGTGTTGACCCATACGTTTTTATAGCTTTGTACATTTAAAAATGTAAAGCACTTTTTTTAAAAAAATGTCATTTTTTTACTTTTAACACCAAGGTACAAATGTTTTTTTAGACCCAGACCCCCCTGTAGGGGTGTTTTTCTTGGGTCTGTACTTACACCTTATCCGCAGATCTCTGACCGTAAAGTTTTTCGGGGATTTTTTCCGCTTCGCTAGATCCCGTTCGGGAGGTGGTGCGGCTGTTCGCTCCCGTTGTTCAACGGGTGGACTGTATATTTCTATACCTCGTCCAATTCCGCGTACTGTACTTCGGCGTAGGATCGCCGTCGTTGTATTTGTTGTCCTTGTTTTATTGTTTTTATTACTTCGGGTCTTTTTTCGTGCCATTCGTCATTCTCCGTCACTATATGTATGCCTGTTTCGTTTTTATTATCCCAATAACATATTGGTATTCCGTCATACGTTGCTTCTACTAATTCTATATCTTTAAATATTCCGTCTCCTTGTCCTTCGATCCATGGTTCTACATATTTTACAGGTTGATAATGCAATCTTTCGTACAGTTCTTCGTCCGTGTACTCTATTTCCGTTATATCGTCGTAATAGTCTGTTACTAATTCCGATAACGGTTCATGGTCATATTTTTCTTCCCATGTGTTAACAAAAGTTTCCATAAAATTTTCTCTTGTTTTTCCTTGCATCATAAACCCTTTTTCTCTGTTTTTATAATCCCTGACGTCTCCAAACTTATAGAAATATGTTTGTGGGACGAGGGCTTGTTCAACATGTTGCTTCGCTAATTGTTGAAAAAACTCGTGGCCTAATGGTGGTTTTTTGCTCATAGCCAGGTGGCTATCACTTTGCCTTGATGTCTGATCTTTCAGAACATATTTCAGGCAATATTCAAAACCCTTCCAGTCCGGTTCTTGAAAATAACTGAAACCATGTTTCCAATATTTCCAATCTACCCTTTTGTTTGACGTCACTTCTGGCCAACTATCCTTAAAGAATAGTATTATATGCCAATGTGAACGTCCTTTTGCACTTCCGTATTCTCCAGTGACTATGTAACGAACTTTATAATTTTTACGTAGTCTTTTAAGAAAATCCTGAACGTCCTTATAAACTAACGTTACTGCATGAACTTTTTCGTGATCTTTTAATTTATCATCTCCATAAGTTAATGTTACCGCTAATGTCTTATTTGACATTTTCGCTTCTGCAATACATCGACCAACGTAATCTGATACTTTCCGTTTTCTGCACTGCCAACACATTCGGCATGCTACCTCTTGATTATTGTCCAATCTACATGGGCTTATACACATACGTTTGTCTTCTTATTGCTTTCCTTTGCTCCAATTTTTTCTCTAAAATCGAAAAAAGTGTCACAAAAGGTATATCTTAACAAGGGTAGGGATATCTGGTCGGCAAACGGAACTCCAATACTTGGAGTTTCCGTTCCGTTTGCCTCGTGTAAGTTATTCAACTTACTGTTGTTTTCTTGGTTTTGTTCCAATCTCTCAATTCCCAATGTGCAGGGTCGTAGATTGTTTTCCAATCTCCGCCCCAAACAACTTTTATATTACGTTTGCGTGCAACTTCTTTTCCGACTGCTCCTATACAGTCCCATTCTTTTTTGCTTAATTGCCATGCGCGTGTTGCGTGAATTATATCCACAGCTTGTCCGCGCACATGACTTCCGTCGTATTGCACTCTACTTCGTCCTTTTTGGTATAATTCGTTTTGCCGTTCTGGCGTTCGCACAAATTCAAACGCTCGCAATGGTATATTGCGTCGCTTCATTGCTTTGCTAAAAGCCTTCCAAAACTCAACTATTTCTGGGTCTGCGCCCTCATAGTCGTTTTCTGTTTGCAAAATTTTGACCCAAAGTTTTTGAGATGCATTAGGTTCTGCTAATGATCTAGCCGCTTGTACATGTGTTCTATGTACTAATTCGTCTTTGTGCCAAAATTGGATACGGTCAATAAACCGTATCCAACGATACCACTTACTCGGTGGCTTCTCCTGCATCTTCTGTTTCTGCCTCTTCTGCTTCTATAATTGCCTCATCAGCTTGTACTGCTTTAATTTTTGCTACTTCTGCCCTAAGAGCTGATCTTTCAGCTTCTAATTGTGCATTACGTTGTGTTTCGTTGTGTTTCATAAATGCAACCATACGATCAAATTCAGTGCTGTTGTTTACACGTGGCTCAATAGAAGTGAAACTTGGTTCATCGCTATTTTGTACTGATTGATCGATATCTGGTATATTTACAAATACTGCCGCTGATTTTTCAGCTTTAATTTGCACATACGTTGTTGCGGGTGCTGTGTATTGAATTTCTGTTTTTCCGTTTGATGTGCCCACCAATACGGCGTCAGACATTTTATTATCGTTTGCTACCCAAACTTCAATATTGCTGTTTGCAGTTACTTCAAACTTTACATGTCTTGGTTTGCTTGATGCAAATTCAATTACGTCACCCGCTTTTGCTTGTGACCATTTGTTTATATTGCCGTGTTTAATTCTGTTCATTTCATTTTCCTTTTTAAATTTATGCGGGGTAGGGGAGGACTACCCCGCATTTTATCACTTAACGATACGCGAGGAATCGACTTGTGAAGTGATTGTGTCGTAATCAGATGTTGCATCAGTTTCTTGTAGTCCTGCACCGAATACAGTGTTTCCTACAATCGACATATCTGTAAGACATGTGATTTCAAAACTGTCTGATACTTGATCGGCAAATACTTTTTTGTGCAAACCTGAACATAAATAAAAGTCTTCATTTAGTGTTGGGTTTGTTGCCTCAGCCGTCCAAATTTTTGCACGATCTTCGTCAAATGCGTCATTTGCAGGGCGGTAATATTTACCACCTACATTTACAGCATCTCTTTGCCATTCATGGTTTAATGGTGCATAACCAAATGTTCCATCTGGTGTTGCGTGATTTACGTCAGCGTGGTCATTTTTTACAACTGCCACTTTTTCTGGGTCTAATACATCAGACAGATAGTTAGGTAACGTATCTGGGTCTGTTGTGTATAAGAAATA